CGTAAAAAGAAAATGGGTGGTGGTAGTATTTCTCAAGAGAGAAAAATGGTTTCTAATTACAAACAAGGCGGCGTTGCAAAAGGTTGCGGCGGCGTAATGGAAAACAGAAGAAAAGTTACAAAAAAATATTAATATGGGTTTACGTAAGTGGGTCCAAGATAACTGGGTTGATATAGCAAATAAAAAATCCGATGGATCTTATCCTAAATGTGGAAGAAGTGGTGGAGAGACAAGAAAGAATTATCCAAAATGTGTACCCATTGCAAAAGCTAGAGCTATGAGTAAAGGTCAAAGAGCATCCGCTGTTAAAAGAAAACAACAAGCAGGTAATACTGGACCTAAACCAGCTAATGTTCCAACAATCTTAAAAAGAAAAAGTATGGTTGCTGGAGGATTAGTATAATGCCAAGAGGCACTTGTTGGAGAGGCTACGAGCAAAAAGGATTTAAGAAAAAAGGTAATAAGTCAGTTCCTAATTGTGTAAGAGCAGGTAAAGCAAAAGGTGGTTTAGCAAGACAAGCAGCTATTGCTATATCAATGAAAAAAGCTGGAAAAAAACCAAAGAAAAAATAATGGGCGATATATCTTTAAAAGGTAAAGGTAGAGCAATGATGGCATCCGGTGGTAGAACTGCTGCATGGCAACGTAAAGAAGGCAAGAATCCATCAGGCGGTTTAAATAGAAAAGGAATTGCATCTTATAGAGCAGCAAATCCAGGATCTAAATTATCAATGGCAGTAACAACAAAACCCAGTAAGTTGAAAAAGGGTTCAAAATCTGCTAATAGAAGAAAGTCTTTTTGTGCCAGAATGTCTGGAATGAAAAGTAAATTAACCTCTGCAAAAACTGCAAGAGACCCAAACTCGAGAATTAATAAATCACTTAGAAAGTGGAATTGTTAATATAACAACGAAAGGAAAGACATGGACGGAGTAACATTTGTAACTAAACTGCAAAAATTTATCAAAGATGCATACCAAAACATTGGTGATGCTATGATATCTGGAACAGTTGACAGCATGGAGAAATACAAGTATATGCAAGGACAGGCTAACGCCTATCAAGCAATAATTCAGGAAATCTCTAACCTGCTAAATAAGAAGGAGCAAAATGATGAAAAAGGAAACGTTATCGACCTCGGACAAGGAAATACCAAAAATAAACCTAGGTCTTGAAAATAAGTATAAAGAAATTGATTCAAAAGAACCATTAAATCCAGACAACATAAAACCTGTCATTGATGAATTACCCACACCATCTGGTTGGAGATTATTAGTATTACCATTTACACCTAAAGATAAAACTAAAGGTGGAATTATATTTTCACAAGAATCTTTAGATAGATTACGAATCGCAACTAATTGCGGTTATGTTTTAAAAATTGGACCACTAGCCTATTACGATAAAGAAAGATATCCAACAGGCCCGTGGTGCAAAAAAGGCGATTGGGTTATTTTCGCGCGCTACGCGGGATCACGACTACCAATCGAGGGCGGTGAAGTTCGTATATTAAACGATGATGAAGTGTTAGGCACAATTGCCGATCCTGAATCTGTACTTCACTATATATAAACATAGGAGGAAACTATGCCAGAAGATAAAAACAATAAAACAGTTGATATAGATACTTCAGGACCAGAGGTTGATGTTGAGTTTGAAGACACAGCAAAACCAGAACCTGAGTTTGAAGTAAAAGAAGAAACTGTAAAAGAAGTAAAAACAGAAAAAGCCCCTAGCCCCGAGAAGCTCGATGCGAGCGACGAGAGGCCAGAGCCGGGTAACGAGAAGAAAGACGAATTAGAAGATTATAGTGAAGGTGTACAAAGACGTATTGCTAAACTCACAAAAAAAATGCGAGAAGCAGAACGTCAAAAAGATGAAGCAGTACGTTATGCTTTAAATGTAAAAGCTGAAAAAGAATTACTTACAAAAAGATTTAGTTCTTTGGAAAGCACATCTTTAAAAGATAAAGAAGCTAAAATTGTATCTGCATTAGAAGCTGCAAAAGGCAAGTTAGGACTTGCTAGAGAAGCAGGGGATCTTGCGATAGAAATTGAAGCTCAAAAAGAAATTGCAAGACTTGGTTATGAAGAAGCAAGACTTCAAGAAATGAAGGAACTTGCGGCGAGAGAGCCAGTTAAGCAACCAACAACAATTTCAGAAGTAAATGTCCCAAGACAAGAAAAAACTGTTGGAAGTCCAAGAGCAGAAGCATGGGGAACCAAAAACAAATGGTTTGGAGCAGATAAACCTATGACTTACACGGCTTTTGACATCCATAGACAGTTGGTTGATGAAGAAGGATATGACCCTGAAACTGATGAATATTATGCAGAAATCGATAAAAGAATAAGACTTGATTTCCCGCATAAATTTGATAAGACTGCAACAACGGAATCGACCAAACCTACACAAGTAGTAGCTTCAGCGAAGCGAAGTGTTAAACCTGGTCGCAAAACTGTGAGACTCACACCTTCTCAAGTTGCTATCGCTAAAAAATTAGGAGTGCCATTGGAAGAATATGCGAAACAATTAAACATCACGAAGGAGGTATAGGCATATGACAAACGAAAAAATTAAGACCCCACGTGCGAGCCAAACTAGGACTGCTGAAAAGAGACCTACAACTTGGACTCCACCATCAAGTTTAGATGCACCGCGCCCTAAAGACGGTTATAGACACCGTTGGATTAGGCTTGAAATTATGGGTCAAGACGACACCAAAAATATTTCAAGTAAGCTGAGATCAGGATGGGAGTTAGTGAGAGCTGACGAATATCCAGGAGAAAATTTCTCCACGATCACAGAAGGAAAATACACGGGAGTTATCGGACATGGTGGCCTTGCGCTGGCAAGGATACCGGAAGAGGTTGCAAAAGCTCGTAATGAATACTTCGCAAGAAGAACTCAAGAGAGCGAACAAGCAATTAAGAACGACCTACTTAAGGATCAGCACCCAAGTATGCCAATCAATAGTGATAGGCAAACTCGTGTAACTTTCGGTGGTACCAACAAAAAATAATTTTTTGGTAATACCAACGATTTAAATAAACTTAAACAAGGAAAAAACTATGGCTAATAGAACATCAGTAGGTTTTGGATTAAGACCTATTGGAAAAGTTGGTCAAAATAGAGATGCAGGCGGTTTAAGTGAATACAATGTGGCAGCAAGCCCAACAGCTATATTTTTCAATGATCCAGTCAAAGCACTGAACACTGGAACTATAGGAGTTGCAGCAGCTGGTAACATATTGATAGGTTCACTTAACGGAGCTTTCTATACCGACCCAACAACTAAAAAACCAACGTTCCTAAATAACGTACCTAATATTGCAGCGACTGATATCGTTGCATTTATAAGTGACGACCCTTATGAACGTTTCGAAATACGATCAAATAACACTGGTGCTTCAGCACAAACAGATGTCTTCAACAATGCGGACATTGAATACACAGCTGGAAGTACAGCAAACTTTGTATCCAAAGTTACATTGGACGACAGTACATTAGGTACTGGTACAGCCCAATTGCAAATTCTTGGCGTTACAAAAGATGCTAATGACAATGATTTAACTTCAGCAAACGTTGTGTTTGTTGTAAGAATCAATGAACATCAGTTAACAACTACAACAGGAGTATAAGAATATGGCTATCTCAAGAGGACAACTAGTTAAAGAACTAGAACCAGGATTGAATGCACTATTCGGCCTGGAGTACAAAAGATATGAGAATCAGCATGCTGAGATTTTTGACACTGAAACTTCAGACAGAGCTTTCGAAGAGGAAGTAATGTTATCGGGTTTCGCAAATGCTCAAGTTAAACCAGAAGGTTCTGGCGTAACATTTGACAATGCTCAAGAAACTTTCACTGCTAGATACACTCACAACACTGTAGCACTTGCATTCGCAATCACTGAAGAAGCGATTGAGGACAATTTGTATGATAGACTTGCGTCTAGATATACAAAAGCGTTAGCAAGATCTATGGCAAACACTAAGCAAGTAACAGCTGCAAACGTATTAAACAATGCGTTTTCAAACTCATTTGCAGGAGGTGACGGAGTTTCTTTAGTAAACACATCACACCCTATTATTGCTGGAACATTCAGCAATACACTTGCTACACAAGCTGACTTAAACGAAACGTCTCTTGAACAATCATTGATTGATATCAATGCATTTGTTGACGAGCGTGGTTTAAAAATTGCAGCTCAAGGTGTTAAGTTAATCATTCCAAAGGAATTACAATTCACAGCGGAGAGATTAATGAAAACTGTTGGTAGAACAGCTACAGCTGATAACGATATCAATGCAATTAGATCAATGGGAATGGTTCCACAAGGTTATGTGGTTAACAATTACCTAACTGATACTGATGCATTCTTTATTAAAACTGACGTTCCAAACGGTATGAAGATGTTCGTAAGAGCACCTATCAAAACTGCTATGGAAGGTGATTTTGATACAGGTAACGTTAGATACAAAGCTAGAGAGAGATATTCTTTTGGATTCTCAGACCCTAGAGGTATGTTCGGTTCACAAGGTGCTTAATTTATAAGCATTATTTATTTTTGGGGCCTCTTTATGGGGCCCCTAAAAACTGATAGAAAGAATGAATTATGACAAAACTGTTTCAAGTAAAACTTAGAGCCTATGGTCACATGGCTGATTTTAACATTGAAGCAGAAGATAGTGCAGAAAGTATAGAACTAGCTATCCTTGACAAAATAGGAAAAAAAGGTATATTATTAAAAGACAGCATGAGATCTTTTGGTAAAGATAATTGCTGGATAACCTATGAGGAGGTTGTAGATGATGTCAGTTCAAAACCTTTATACGAAGAAAAGGTCATTAGAACTTGATTGGGAGCAACACTACGTTCAAGAGGGAATATATACTCTTGATATGGTTAGGATTGACGAAGAAATTCGAAGAATCATTAACCAAATTAAATTGTCTGAAGCTGAAATAGCTCATAGACAAATTAAAGTAGAGATGGCTGCTCCTGAGTTTTCTATAGCAGGCTAAAAACCTCGCTATTTATATCCGAAAATTAGTTTTTCGATGCAGGTATCCCTTGCGCTATTTTAAAAATTCAGCTATATCTTAATTACTATACACTAACTTTCTAATATCGACGCAGTATAGTCGACGCCCTAGAGACGATATTAGATTTACTAGGAGGATAACACTATGGCACAAACAACATTTTCAGGACCAGTTACATCAAACGCTGGGTTTAATTCTGATGACACACTAACTTCAGCAGATCTTTCATCTGGAGGTTTTAACTTAACTGACTTTACTGTAAGACCAGCAGCAACTTATTCTGGAACAGTAGCGGCAGTTGTAGGAGCGGTAAATAAAAGAACTGCTAACACAGTAGGCGGTAATATGTTTGGAGTATATGCACAAACATCATTCAGCAACAATCCAACAAGCACAATTTCAGGTTTAAACACAGCGGTTTATGGTGTAGTTGATTGTGGATCAAGTACAAACATTGGTGCAGCTTATGGCGCAACTTTTGATTTTGCACAATTTGCAGGAACAAGAGCATCAGCTCCAAAAGCATTTATAGCTTTTGGTGAAGAGTCATCTGCAACAAATCCATGTTTAAATTTATTTGATATTGGTAGATTAGGTAAAAACGTTGCAGCAGGTTTAGCTAAAACAACTGGAACTCCAACAAATTCAGCTGGTTCACTAAGAGTTTTAGTAAACGGTAACATTCGTTTCATTCAATTATTTGATACATCTGCATAATATGGACGTAAAAACAATTAACGAACGAATTACACTTTTGCAAAATCAACGTGCTCAAACGATTTCAAATGTGCACGCTCTTGATGGAGCAATACAAGATTGTAAGTTTTGGTTAGAACAAATTTCTAAACCAAAAACTAATGACAATATTGTAAAAATTGTAAAAGACAAAAAATAATTTTTAGGGAGCTCGAAAGGGCTCCTTAATACAAGGAGATAAATATGAAGTCAGATGTAAAACCAGTTATATGTGCAAGTAATGTTAGCACTGCAGTTTTATTTACTGGACCTACAAGACTAAGAGGCTACATGATACAATCTGGAGCAACTTCTGGATCTTGTATAATTAATGGTTTAGCAAATACTACAACTGTAAGC